GGTAGAATCCCTTTCGTTAATTACCGGCAATTGGGTAGCACGGTACCCCTTCCTAACCCGGCAACTTCCAGCGCACTTTGCCTCCTTAGGGAAGCTTGGTGTGAAGGACGAAGCTGGGGGAAAGAAAAGGGTATTCGCGATATCCGATTACTGGACTCAGGCCGTTTGTAAGCCGCTCCATGATTACCTGATGAAGGTTCTCAAGAAGTTGCCTATGGACGGTACCTGGGACCAAGGTAATGCCGCCGACCAGGTTGCGAAATGGACCGCTGAGAACCGACCGCTTTACGCGTTCGATCTTTCGGCGGCCACAGACCGCTTCCCGGGAGGCTTCATTGTCTTGGTATTAACGAGCCTAATAGGAGCCGTAGCAGCGTCCTTATGGTTGACTCTGTTAACCAAAAGGGATTACTGGTACAAGGGTAGCGCTTATCGCTACAACGCAGGGCAACCTATGGGCACACTGTCATCATGGGCGAGCTTCGCGCTCGCTCACCATGTAGTGGTGCAAATAGCTGCCATGCGCGCAGGGTGGACTGGGTTATTCTCCGACTACCGTTTGCTAGGCGATGACATTGTCATTGCTGACGCAGACGTAGCAGAAGAATACCAGGAACTCATGGCCTCGTTCCATGTCGACATCAACGACTCCAAGTCGCTGTGTGGCATCGGAACAAGTGAATTTGCCAAGCGGCATTTCCACCGAGGTCATGAGGTAACTGGCTTAACTGGGAGTCTCATTCTCCTAGCGGGTACGCGTCTCTCAGGACTTCGAGTCCTGATTGATGTGGCCCTGCGAAGAGGATGGGAGGTCTCCGCTAAGTCCTTCGTCTGCTCTGTGGCTCTCTTCGCTCCCTCCATGGAGGCGATGAGAGTGTGGCGTTCTATCCTTGTCTCAGTATTGGGTCCAGGCGGTCCGCTTACAGTTGCGCAAGCGCTGTGGGGCGGGCTTCCTGACTCAAGCACTGCGTCTCTTATGGGGACGCTGCTCGCGCCGGGGAAGTTGATCCCGGCTACCACCGCTTCAGCGCAACTGGATTGTGGGCTCATCGGCCCACAACCAGAAAGCGAAAGCCTGGTACTTGAGATCTATCGTCATTTCGAGCTTAGACGGCTCAGAAAGGCGAGAGAGGCTCACGGACGGTGGATGGAAACCTTATTGGGGAGTTTGGGATCCCTCCTTGGAGGTTGGATCTTGAATTCCTCAGATAAGGCGCTAGATGGCTCTGCTCCTCAGATTTGCGACGACGACCGTAAGGTCGCACGTGCACTTCTGGAAGCAGGACACCCAGCGGGTACATTATCCCCCATGACTGAACCTCTGGAAACAGAGCACTCAGAATGGGAGCTAATGGACCTATCCATCCCTCTGTCAAAGGGAGACCGACTGGCGCCAGCAGTGTGGGGACTCGCACCGAGTGGAGACCTTGCCTTGCTTCAGGCCGCGTCAAAAGACACGGAATGGGCTTGGCAGGTGATCCGCTCGATACGAGCCACTCTACCGCTAGCGTTTGAATGGCAAGAGCCAGGAGCCCTCGAGATGATCCGGGAAGGACTTACCCTAGAGATAGGGGAAATCCTTACCCAGGACCACTAAGGGACCCGAGGATACTTACCATCCACTAGACCTAGCCTCCTCGTGAGGTTGTAGGGATAGAATCGGTGGTAGGTTGCCCAAGGGCCCTGAACAGGGTTCAGTGGCCACAAGGACGATCCCAGGTGGGCCGGCGTTCGTGCGTCATGGAGACGCAGGGTTCCGATCACCCACTTAGAAGCCCTACCCCCTGCCTCGGCGAAATGCTGAGTCCTAATGGACTCAGGGGGGCGCCGAGTGCCCGCCC